AACAGGTTAAGTCTAATATTAAAGAATCCAAGAAAATTGAAAAAGCATTAGTGGATGAACGTGATAAAATAAATAATAACATAGAAAAAATTATTGATAAATCAAGAAAAATAGCTCATAAAAGAACTCTTGATTTACAAAAAGAAATTAATAAAGTTGAAAGTGAAATTAGAAGTTTAAAAAATTATCTTTTTCATTCTAACTTAGAAAATGAAAAGGAAGCCAGGAGAGTAAAAAAATGGCAGAAAATGTCATTGAATTCTACAGGAAAAGAGCAGGTTAAATTTGCAAATGAAGCAGCTAAAATAAATGCTAATTTTCAAAAAGAAAAAATGGCTCAATCTGCTGCGAAGCTTAAGATTGCAGATCTAAAAAATCAGTTGCCGCCTTTAAATGATAAATTAAAATTAACTGAAAAAGAGCATAGTTCTTTTGTTTTTAATCTTGATAAGTCTCCTGAAAGATTGATCAAATTAATTAATAAATATTATGACGTTGAAGATATTAAACTACGTAATGATATTTTATCTTCTATTGAAAGACTTGAACCTCTTGATAAAGAGATTAAAGACATACGTGGCAAGATATTCGATTTAGAGAAACAACATAAATCACTTGATAAATCCAAAGTTAAAAACAAAACAAAGGATGAAGTAGGTAAACTTGAGGATAGAATATCAGAAATTAAACGCGAAATTGCAAAAAATGCACCAAAATACACTATCGATGACGAAGGCAATCTATTCCCCTTCGATTTGAGCGATGATGTTTTATGGTCACACGTCGAGCAACATGTCGATAAAGTGCTAGGTCATCAGGAAGACCTACTTCTAAATCCTTTTGTCCAATCTTTTAACAGAACCAATTCACTTAAAGAGCGCACATTACTTGTTGACCAAGAAGCGCTTCATCCATGGCATATAAAAGACCCAGTCAAACTCTTAAACTCTTATGCCAGAGGGTTATCACCCTTGATTGCCCTTGAAAAGAAAGCAAGAGAACTTGGTTTTGAAAGCTTTGAAGACATGAGAAAATCTATTTCAAATGAACTTCATACTGAATTTGTACAGCGCACACAAGGTATGACCGGAAAACAAATTGCACGGGAAGATAAGAAACTCAAAGCTATCGAGCGAGACATTATAGCCTCAATCGATATCGTTAAAGGAATCTATGAAAATGGCTTTAATGTAAACTCAACAGGATGGTCAAAGTTCTTTGAAAACTTTAGAGCCTACAATGCCCTCAGAATGCTAGGCGGTATAACGATTTCATCAATCACAGACGTTGGCCGTATCGGTATGCAAAATGGGGTATTCAATACTATCTATCACGGACTTGTACCGATGCTTTCTGACCCAAGTTTTCGTAAAATATCAAGCCGCGATATCAAAGCTATCAACTATTCAATAGAATCCGAACTTGGGCTTAGGGTTGGCATGTTTGTAGATCAGGAAACCCTATCCACAAACCCAGGCTTTATGACTAAATCCTTTAGCGCCTTATCTCAAGCGTATGGCGACCTGACATTATTTAATCAATGGACATCCTTAACAGAAAGAGCCGCCGGAAATCTTGCCATCAATGACACGCTGTCAACCATCCATAAAATCGTTAATGGTGGAAAAGTAACCAAGCGCGCTCGTACGCGACTTGCGCAACTCGGTATTGATGAAATGTACTTTGATTATATTGCCAGCCAAACAAGCAAAGAATCAAACATAAGCAGTAACGGCACTCGGGTCGCTGACTGGACTAACTGGGATGTTAGAGATTCTTTTCAAGCCGATGCTTTGAGAGCATACCAACACGCCATCGCTAAAGACATAGAAGTGACCCTAAATTATCCAGGAGCAGCCGACATTCCACTTGTAGGCCATACAGTCCCAGGTAAACTTTTGTTGCAGTTTAAATCATTCATGTTTTCCGCAACCAATAAAACTCTTGTTTCTGGCATACAAAGAAGAAAGGATGTTGAAACATACACCGGCGTGGTATCAATGTTAGGCTTAGGAGCATTGGGCTATGTGCTATCATCATATTCAAAGGGGAAAGAGCCTGATTTAGAGCTTAAGAACTTAGCTAAAGAATCGCTTGATAGGAGCGGTGTGCTAGGGGTTCTCATGGAAGTTATTGACATAGGGGATGTGTTGACTGGTGGCACAGGCGTAAGCAGATACCAAACCAGAGGAGCATTGGGTGCAGCACTTGGGCCAACTTATGGATCTGCCGCTGATTTGGTTTTATTGGCTAATAAGTTTGGTCAGTCAGCGCGGGGTAATGCCGACATAACGACAAAGGATATTAAGTCATTGACTAGGCTTTTACCTTTTCAGAATATCTTTTACATGAATTGGTTGTCAGATCAACTTGTGACTGAAACGGGAAACACTTTTAATCTTATTGAGAACAGGGAAGGATACTAAACCATGGCAAACTTTAAAGTTAATAACGTTCCTTCTTGGGTCAGGTATACCGCTACCGATATGCAAACAGAATTTGCTATCCCTTTCCCCTTTATCAATAACAGCGACTTAAGCGTTTGGCAAAATGGCGTGCTTCTAGTCCTCACTACAGACTACACACTAGCAGGTGAACAAACCACATCAGGCGGTACACTAACACTCAATGTTGGCGCATCCCTAAACGATATGATTGTCATTCAAGATTTGATGGTCATCGACCGTACAAGCATTTACACGCCTACCATCTCAGCATTAACTGGTAGCCAGCTTAACGAAGATTTTAACCGTGATGTCATCATGATTCGTGATACAACAACTACAGTCAACTATCTAATGCTTCAGTATGCCCCCTATGCGCTCATTAGCCAGGATATTGATGTTACCGTTGACAGGCTTATCCCCATTCTTCCCCCGCTTTCAACATGGCAGAAGAATGCAGACAATACCGCTATCATAGCCGTAAGCTTACCGACCTCAGTAGTAGGTGTCGACGGCTCATTCACTGACGGCAACCGCTTAACATCGACGAACCTGATACCTGGTAATAACTATATCCAACAAACAGATTTGCAGGTCATAGGTGATACGTTAACCTCTATTAGCTCAAACCTAATCCTTACCGGAACAAATGATGTTAGAGCCGTGACGAATGGCAATGTCATCCTTTCGCCTGGTGGCTATGTATCAATTGATGGCGCACTATGGCCAACAAGCGGGGCAGCAGCAGGAAAGGCACCTGTGTTTGTTAATAGCACGCAATTGGTGTTTGATTATGTAGCCAATGCTACGGCACTTCAGGATAATACCTACATCTATGCTGATGATACTGGGACAACTAACACGTTTGAGATAGCATTAAACCCGCCTTTAGCATCGTATGTTGAGGGTCAAACGGTTTACTTTAAGGCGGCCAACCCTAACACAGGCGCTTCAACGCTTAATGTGAATGGCTTGGGGGCTGTTGCTCTTTATAAGAACTATAACGCACAACTTGCTAATGCAGATATTTTGGCTGGACAGATTGTTCAGGCAACTTATGATGGCGCTACATTCCAGCTTGATAGCCCTGTAGCTAATATGACAGACGGGGGCGGGGTAAATCCTGGCACGATATATCAGGCGGCTTATTATGCATCGAGTGGTAATGTGGTGAGTGGTTCACCTGCTTTGCTGTTAACTCATAAGGCATCTGGCGTTAATTATTTATCGCTGACAGATAACACGACGGGTAGTGCGCCCTCGATATCTGCTCTTGGTTCAGATACTGATGTCGGGCTTTACTTGTATTCAAAAGGGGCTGGTGAAGTAAGCTTAACGCAAGATAATGGTACTCCAATCGTATTTGGGCAACCTGTTGCCAATTCTGTGAACTACGTTCTGATAGAGAATGCATCATCGGGCAACTCACCGATTGTTTCTGTCGATGGTAGTGACACAAATATCAACATGGTATTAATGGCTAAGGGTAATGGTTCTGTCTACGTAAGAGACGGCGCAAATAACATTGCATTTGCAGCAGGCCCAGGAGCTGTTTCAGCAGTTAATTATCTCGGTGCCTCTAACAATGATACGGGTATGGCTCCATATCTTGAATCGTTTGGATCTGATACCAATATTTCTATGGCATTCAAAACAAAAGGTACTGGCTATTATGTTTTCTTTGATGGGAACAACAATGCAATCCTTAACCTAAACTCTGTCGCTTCCGCCGTTAATGCCGCAAATATAATCAATTCAGCAACAGGAACACCCGTATCAATAGAAACAACGGGTACAGATACCAATATCGCATTACAGATAAAAGGGAAAGGTACTGGCGGCGTAGCTATCCAAGGCTCAACCGCAGCTAGCTTGCCCGCAACCGGTTACGTGGGCGAAATTATCACTCACAATGTCCCCTCAGCTTCAGCAGTCTCTTGCGCAGCATCAGGAAGCGCTAAAGATATGGCATCAATACCTTTGACGGCTGGAAATTGGAACGTGACAGGCAACATCTTCTTTGATACCACGTCATCAGGCGCAGCCAACACCATTGGTAAAGGATGGCTAAGCCTCACATCTGCCACAGCTCCCGATAACTCAATGACCGAAAATGGCTTCTCAGCAGCCGCAAGTGGGGCTAATATTGGTATAGGTGTCCCAGATTTAACAGTGTCAGTTTCGGGCACAACTACAGTTTATATTACCGGTCTTGCATCCTATGGCGCAGGAACACCCACCATGTGCGGCAATATTACAGCTACACGATTACCATAAGGAGATATATCATGTCAGATTGGATTAAGGGAGCTATCAAGCGACCAGGCGCTCTACACAAAGCCCTACACGTTCCACTGGAACAAAAGATACCCGAGGGCAAGATTAAAGTAGCTGAGCATTCTAGCAACCCAAGATTGCGCAAAGAAGCGCAACTTGCCGATACACTTTCTAAACTACGTAAATGAGGTGAACAATGGCTACTAAACCTACCAGAGATGGAAACCCAGCAAAGGGCGATGTGCAGAACTTCAGGGCTCCTAACGCACAATGCATTGTCTATGAGAAAGATACCCCTATGCCTATGCATAACCCAATGGGTTTGAAAATGGCTATGAACAACACCTTTCATGGTATGCCAAACTGCCCAAATACATACGTATTTGAAGGCATGACGCAAGAACCCATGAGACCAGGTGAAATGAGAAACAGAGAGGAAAAGTAATATGACATTAGTAACAGAAATCTTGGCATTGTTGCCAACACTTGAACAGATTGCCGTCGGTGTAGAGCCTGAAGCCGAAACGCTAATCACACAGATTGAGGCACTGATTGCAGCCCACAAAGCCGCCAAAGGAGCAGAACATGCAAAAGCCCAAGCCAATGAAGCAGCCCAAGAACCCAGCGCCTAAGTCGTTTAAGACGGGCGTTAAGGGTAAAGTATGGGGCAAGCAAAACAATGACTGGACACCTTCACCATGAGAAGTAAAGCTCAGGTGAGAAAACAACCACGTCAAACCTTTGTCACCGGTAAAGTCTCCCCCGTACGGGGACAGTCTACACATGTGCCAATGGGTCAACTACACTTAAACCCCGTGAGGAGTTAATCATGAAGTTTAATATCAAAAAGATGTATCAAGATACCGTCAAAGTGCTTACAGACCATCAAGTCGAGATAAGCACGGCACTGGCTGTCATTGCTATTGCAGCAGCTAGAACCGCTGATCCGATTAGCGCTGAGGAAGAGGAAGCGGTTATTGAGCTACAAAAAAAGAACCAAGAGATGCTGGATGTAATAACCAAGCACATTGAGTCTATTAACCTTAAACTTGATTCTGAGGTGTAAATGGATTATGACAATTATAAAAAGTGATGACCCCGCACCTTATGCAACCCAGTGCGATCAATGCTGCAATACCCATTCAAAGGTTGCGCTTTTTGATGGTCACGAAAGACCATACAAGCTATGTGAATGGTGTTTGCTTGAAGCATTGAAAGAATTGAGACCTGATTTACTCGCAGACGTCAAACCAATGGAGCAGTAGAAATGGATATAGTAAAAGATGATGAATGGGGCTTATATCCTCATTTCACCCGAGATGAGATGAAGTGTAAACATACAGGTTTGTGTTTCATGACACATGCGATGATGAAAGCACTTGAGGGCATTAGGGTGACAATTGGGATACCCCTAATTGTAAGCTCAGGCTATCGCGATGTATCGCACCCCGCAGAGCGCGACAAGACAGTCCCTGGCGAACATACAAAGGGTATGGCTGTTGATGTATTGATACACTCAACAGATGCCATAAGCTACGTTAAAATAGCCACATACCAAGAGAACATCAAGCGTATAGGAATATCCCAGAAGGGTGCTATGTCTGGCCGCTTCATACACATTGGCGTGGGCGATAGAGATGGTAGCTATCCGGCGGGTCTATGGAGTTACTAACACTTGACCTACCCTTTCCGCCATCAGTAAATCATTACTGGCTACAGAAAGGTGCTAGGCGATTCCTAAGTGAGAGAGCTCTAACATACCGCCGTGAAGTATGGCATCTGTTCGCAGAGTCTAAACACAAAGGCTTTGGATGCAAGCAACGGCTTCATATGGCCGTTTTAATCTATCCACCTGATAAGAGACGCAGAGATCTGGACAATTGTTTAAAAGCAATACAAGATAGCTTGCAACATGCCTGTGTCTTTGAAGATGACAACCAGATTGATGCATTGACGATTACAAGAATGCCGATGTACACAGGGCGGGCAACGGTGACTATCACATGCTTGTAAAGGAGATAGATTATTTCAAAGATATATTCCAAGCATACCCGCATCAGCGTGATTTCTTTAGAGTATTCCTTCAAGATGATGGGCGGCGCTACTTCATGGAGAAACTGCACCGCCGTGCAGGTAAAGACGCCGAAGCGTTTAACAGTATTTGGCTTTATGCTGCCATGGTTCCTGGGAACTATGTGTACACGTTGCCCAAAATTGGTCAGGCTCGAAATGTTATATGGGAAGGTAAAGACCTTTCAGGCGAGCGATGGATTGATAAGATTCCGGCGCACCTAGTTAAGTCAATGAACCAATCAAACTGTAAGATAAACTTTCGCAATGGCTCAATACTCCATATCACCGGTGCCGATGCCCTAATGCAATCGCACTTAGGTAGCAACTTAAAAGGCATATGCTTCTCTGAATACCACAAGACTAATCCAGCCATCTGGGACTACGTAAGACCGATTATAAAGCGTTCTGATGGCTGGGCTATGTTCTTGTTCACTGCTTACGCAAAAGGCCATGCTTACCGTTTAATGGAGTCTAACAAGGATAACCCTAAATGGTGGTGTCGAACACTCACCGTTGATGACACGAGAGACAACGAAGGCAAATATATCTTTAGCCCTGAACAGATACAGGAAGAACGCGACTCAGGAATGGATGAAGCGCTGATACAACAGGAATATTATTGTTCAGAAGAAGCAGCGATCAAAGGCACTTTCTTCACAGAACAGATTGAGCTTGCCTACAAGGAAGGAAGGATTGCTAAGGGTGTCAAGGTTAACCCACACTTACCCGTCTTCACCTCATGGGATATTGGGTCACGCGACACAAATAGTATCTGGTGGTTTCAGAAACAAGATGACAAGTTTGTTTACTTCTATCAGCATGACAAGAACTACGGCAGCATTGAGTATTACATTGAGCTGTTAGAGAAGGTTAGACGAACCTTCCAATTCCACAAATACGGGGGTCACTTCTTGCCACACGATGTCAGTCAAACAGAGTGGACAAGCGGAAAAACGCGCCATCAGGTCATGAGAGAGCGAGGAGTCCATGTAATGCCAGTACCCAGGCTTAAGGTTATGGAGCGCGTACAAGTGGCCAGAAGTTCTTTTAAGCACGTAGTTATCGACTCTGATGGCTGCAAGAATGGATTGGAAGCCCTCACAGTCGCACGTAGCGTATGGGACGAGACAAGACGGAGCTTCACTGCTGATGAGGAACATGACTGGTCGAGTCATCCTAGTGCTGCCTTTCAATACGGTTTGGTTGGTTGGTACGAATCATATGCTAAGCCTCAGCTACAGAAGATAACAGGATATGCGCGGACATATAACTATGATGCGCCAGGGTATTAGGATTCTTCCTTAAACTCATGATCACTGCTACCACTCTTCAATGCAAGCTCTAAAGCTTCAATCTTAGCCATCAACTCACTATTCTCACCTACACGCTGATTAAGCTCAATCAGGTTAGCCAAGGCTGTTGCATCCTCAAGCTCAATCAAACCCGCCCCCAACGCATTTAAAACGCTTGTCATCATCGTTTTAGTGTCACCCTCTAGGTTGACCTGCATCACTGCTTCTTTGCGTTCCTGAACCTCTCTAACCATCTTCTTCTGCTCTTTCCATATCTGGATGTTCAGTGTCTCAATACCATCCTTGTCTACCTCAACACAGTAGTCTTGCAACTGTTTCAAGAGGAATTGGTCGCAATGGAGCTTTGCTATCTCATAAGACAGCTTGAAGTCTGGGTAATTGGTTAGCCATTGGTAAAACAAAGCACGTGAAAGGTTATATTGAGCACAAAACGTTTGAGGGCCACCACCTTTACTCATCATTCTAATGATATCAGTACAATGAGTAGGCTTAAAGTCTTTGGGTTGCCAGTCTTTCCATTCTCTTGTTTGTACCTTGACTTTCTTTGCTTCGGTCATTCAGTGTCTACTATCTCAGGAGTATTAAATAACATAACTAGCTTAAATATTATTGATTTCATGCAAAATAACCATTGACTTTACTTAAAAGTGTGTGTACACTGTCTTTAGTTCAAAATTTCAGTAACTGTCAACATATAGGAGTTTAACACAGATGGCATACATTACAACTGAACAAGTCTCAGAAATGCGAAAAGAGCTTAAAAAGGTTATCCCAAAGTCTTGGAAGTTCTCCTTTACAAAGCAGCATCACTCGGTTATTACGCTTAAGATTCTAAAGGCTGATGTTAACCTTTTGGAAGAATATCACAGCAGAGCGAATCATGAATGGAAGAACACTAGTCGCGTACATTTACACGCTGATGATGTGGCTCGTGGTAATAACTTGCACTTTGATGACAAAACAAATGAATTGTTTAGGAGGATTGGGGTAATTATGGATAACGGTAATTTTGACAATAGTGATTATATGTCTGATTATCACCATGTTGGCTGGTATGCTTACATCTCGATTGATACCTATGATGGTTTTGAGGTGTCATGATGAAAGATATTGTTTTATGGTTTCTTGTCATCATGGTTTCATCTGCCGTTGGTAAAGGCATTGTTGTTTTATTGGTTAATTTATAAGGGTTAAATAATGCACGAAAACATATACAGAGATAACATAGCAATTGACCCTTCTCTTGAAGAGGGGTTCATTGCTGAGCAAAAGAAAGATGAGCGAATCAGTAAGCTTGAGCGTGACATGATTAGGCTTGAAAATAGTCTTGCGTCATACATTCGTGACGCTAACGCTTTGGATCAAATGAATCTAACGCGAGTAGAAATTCTTAGGAATTGGGTTGAGCTTAATAATAAGCATGTTGATATGGTGTCTAAAATATCAATGTGTTGTTTCGGCATTGTGTTTGTCACTCAGATTATTAATATAGCTATTCGGATATGGTGGCCATGATGGATGAATCAGAACAAAGAAAGATGGCTGATGGATTGGTTAATCAGCTTGTTTCCAAGTCGGTGGTTCAGATGAGAATAGTTAAAAAAACGGCTGTTGAGATTTATGACTTTACCATGGAAATGGGGGAGAGCTGGGCATTCACTCATGAGGCATATCAAAAACGTTTTGGGGATGATGATCCGGCAACAGCTGAGGCTCGCGGCTTTCTTCGTGCGGTTGCTGCAATAAAAGGTTTTATGTTGGGATGGCATGACAATGACACTAAATCGGATTAAACGAGACAGAATCAACGTGCGCCTATCCTTCTCTGACTTAGCCATCTTAAGACTTAAGGCTAAACAGAGAAAGATGGATGTGTCCGCCTATATTAGATATTTAATTGAGAGAGATGTGATATGACATGCTGTGATAAAGATAGGGGGTTAATAGATTATGGGAAATGATACCAAATCCCAAAAGATTGACTGGTGGAATGCGAGGGTAGCAGTATACAACCCTTCATTTAAAATTATGTTGCTTCATAAGCAATATGGGATGCTTTTTTATAAATTGCTTTACCCTTCTTTATTTGTTTTGATTTTATTGGTGATTGGGGGATTTATTATATGCTAGGTTTTAGAGTTTGGGATGCAAAAGATAAATGTTTTTATCCACATCCATCTTGGAATATAGATAAAGAAGGCAATCTGATGTGGGGAGAATGCAAAGAGGAAGACGACAGATATATTCCTATGCAATCCACGGGGCTTAAAGATTGTAATGAGGTTGAAATATTTGAAGGTGATATCATAGAATTTTATACCGATTGCGAAGATGAGTTACAGTTTTTACAGGTTAAAAACGTAACATCCTTTTTGGTTGAAGCTGGAGAATATCAAGCTTGCATGGAAAATGATGAAATTGGTTTCTCAGAATATACTACCGTGACCGGCAACGTCTACGAATGCCCCTCACTTTTGGAGAGATTGAAATAATGGGAGAGTTTTTCGAGTTGCAGCAAGACGGTATTCTTTGTGATACCTGTGGGGTCTTTATAAGTGAAAATTATCCTGGGCACTTCAGAACATGCACTTCTTGCAAGCGGGAGAAAATGCAAGAGGAATGCGAACATTTGGCACTGCCTTGTGATCCTTAGACGATAATCCTACTTTACTACCTACAGACCGGAGAAATTGAAATGAGTGATAAAGGAAAAAACATAGCCTTTTTAGGCGATGGCGTATACGCTGAATTTGAAGACGAATACCAAATTGTCTTGCGCACAGGACACCATGATGATGACCTCTGCGAACATAAAATCTATTTAGACCCACACGTCTTAGCCAACCTAATGGCCTTCTACCTTAGAGCTTCCGGCGATGTCGCTTTAAACCACCTTATGGATAAAAAAGAGGATGAAACCAATGTCTGATATGCCATGCCACATTACCCAAGAACACGTCTACAATGACCCACAAGATGCACCCGACCATACCCCAGATGACGACACCATCGATTCTCTACGAGATGATATAGAGTGGCACAAAGAGCGTTACAAAAAGCTTTTGAAGCTCTTCAAACAACAAGATGAATTTATCAAACATCTTTTGCAACCCTTAAGTGACTAAATCAATTATATAAGCTACCCTTAATATAAAGGGGGTTAACTATGTGCTTATTCGATAAATTTAAAGGCTTATTCAGCTGCATAGCCCGTGGTGTGCCTATTTTGGTCACTCTATCCTCTTTAGCCACCGCCGTTATCCCTAACCCCGCTCCTGGTGAAGTAGGCTCTACCGCTTACCAGGTTTTAACGGTTGCCCACAAAGTGCTAGACGTGCTAGCTTTGAATATTAATCAAAATACTCCATCACAGTAAGGATACTAAATGCAATCACTTCCAAGGATAATGATATTTGTTCTCACGTTTTCTATTGTTATATTTTTGTTAAGTGGGTGCTTAGGCAGGGTACATTTTTAGTTGCCGAATGTTTGCAGCTCAAGTGACTACGGAAAATCCATTGAGGCATTCGGCGGATGCATCATACAATAAAAAAGGGCGGTAGTTCAAGCCGCCCTTAGACATCATTTACGTACCTTTCAGGATTGTCATATACAAGGAGCTGTATACACACTCACATGATAGCCTCTCAGCATATTATTCGCAAGCCGTGTTTCATCATCCTTATCTTTTGTATCAGGTCATTGGCTACCAAATGCATCCCTATCGGTGTTAAGTCCTCAGCCAACGCATAAACACACCCTTCCTGACCGTCTATAATCGTCTTAGCGGTGATTAGGTAGGTAGGGGCGGGCGTAGTACCCTCATCGTTGCCTAAGCCCTCAAAACCATATCCTACGCTCTCCATCGTGACATCTGTTACCGTCTCTTTGCCATAGTGTTCGTTTATCTCTTTTTTTAGGGCTAGAGGAATGGGATTTGTAGGTTCTTTGGGTGTTGGAGCGAACCGGTAGATGAGGAGATAGCAAAGAGCGAGGAAGACCAAGACGATGAGCGCTGACATAAGAAGTCCTTTTGACATTTAGATCCCTTTTGATGTGTGGACTTTATCATGTTTTTGTTTCAATTATCCCACGGTAAATCGGTATTTGTTTTCTTTTTTCTCGGATCTCTCATAATATATACCGTTTGATTGTCTCCATGCCTTTTATCATCTCTTTTATCCATTCCAAGCAATACCCCCAACCTCATTAACTCTAATTCCGCCGGTATCATTTGGCTCTCTCTAAATTCTCTATTGCTCTTTCTAATCAATGTAACTAAAGCCCTTCGGTTGAATTCAACAATAAATGATTGTCTCTTTACAATTAACCAAAATAATAATCCATACAAATCCTTTGCTTCCTTGCTTCCTTTAATCTCTTGCTTATCTGTACTTAAAATCATACTTCACCTCATCTTTACTGCTACTTACTCTCTATCTCTTTCCTCTTGCTTCCCTTCCTTTTCCTTCCTTCCTTTCGCTTCCTGCTCCCGCCATATGCTGCTTGGTTCGTTAGCAGATGCATAGCTCGGGCCAGGAAACAGATATTATCATCTGAATCGCCCGAGCTATGCATCAGAAGTGTTATGCCACCAGGCACGCCCCTTCAACATTATGACGGCTTTCCCCAATCTCTCAGGTGATACGCTGACCGTCAATTCGCTCCCAGTTATCTTGTATAGTCTTGTGTGATTCGATAAACCTTCGCTGCCACAACGTTGTATATGTTCCCGTTAAACTCATGGAAGGTTTGCGCCTTTATGTCGTGGCTGTGCCCCCCTGATAGAAGGGCGTCAAATATTTGACAGCAATGTGAAGGTTTAGCTTGACAGCTTGGGATGTTGTTGTTAAAGTTCTCATGTCGAAGATTCCTTTGTAAGAAAAAGGGTTGTAGGCATATCGGCGATTCCTTGTGAATTGAAATACTTTAGTCGGTTCCGATTCTACTTCATTACCTTGCTGTTGTGAAGTAGGTTAATTTCAAAGGCTAGTAGAAATACTGGCCTTTTCTTTTGAAGTATAGCTAACAAATCTTCCTTTGCTCTCCTCTTTTACCCCGTTCTCATGTAAAAACACCTTTTACTTACGTAAGTAATATGTTACTATCCTTTTCATTGAAGGAGAATTACATATGGCTACTGAATTTAGGGGTAAGGAGTACATTAACTTTTACCTTGACCCAAGAGATAAGGCAAAGCTTGTTAAGTATTGCACAAAGAATGAGCTTACGATGTCAGAATGCATGAGGGGGGTTATTGTTGATTTCCTTGAGCGCATTAAGGTGAAGAAAGATGATAGATAATAGAATGCTTCATAAAGAGTTTGGATTACTTGAGAGACAGGTTTCACAGGTATGCCAGGTAGTTGATAAGAAGGTATTCATGTTGAATGAAGAGCTTTCTGTGTTAAAGGCTATGTTAGAGATTGTGAGTGAGAGATTGACGAAGTTAGAGAATCCTGTAGTTGAGGTTAAAGATGAGCAATAGGTTCCATCCGAATGATAGCGAAAAAGAGATGATTGACAAAATAGCCAATGATGGGCTGGATGCTTGCTTAAAGAAACTGTCAGAGCAAATGAGAGTTAACGGGTATATGGATATGTGTTTCATACATAGAGCAGCTGTAGACCAGGTTTTGTGTGCAGAGTTCAGCGCAAACATGATTATCGATATCTACAGAAAGGGTGATGATAAGTCGACTGAACACCTTACCGCTCTTGTTGAAGCTGTTATCAATAACATTGTTATCATGGTTAAAGATAACTACAAAGAAGTATTCGGAAATCAAGAGATACATTAAGGATTGAATATGCTAACAGATGATCAAAAGGAACAGAGATTAAGCTACGTAACTGGAAGTGATGCAAGTATCATCTGTGGCCTGTCTCCTTACACGACACCTTATGAGCTTTGGGAGCAGAAGACTCGCCGAGCAGTCGTCGAAGATATTAGTCATAAGCCAGCGGTTAAGGCGGGTATTATGCTTGAGGGAGCTATTCGGGATTGGTTAGGTCAGGAAATAAATAAAGATATTTTGGAGCGCGGTGATATTATTATCCATCCTAAATTAGCATGGATGGCTGGTAATATAGACGGAAAGGTTTATAAGGAAAACTCAATTGTTGAAATTAAAACTACTTCTTCTCCTGAAGGTTGGGGCGACGTTGGTTCTAACATTATTCCAAGGAATTACCTGTTACAAGTTGTTCACTATATGGCCGTCTGCAACGCTGATAGATGCTATGTGGCTGTGCTCATTCGTGGAGTTGACTTTCGTCACTACATATTGGAGCGCGATCTTGTTTTGGAAGAAATGCTAATCCAAAAAGAGAAAGAATTCTATTCATGTGTCCAATTAGATATCCCGCCAGGGCCTGTATATAACAAAGACCTGATTGATTATCTTGATGAGAGAGAGGGCGTGGTGATGAGTAAGAAAGATTTTAAAGAGATGGAGAAGATATTTAAATGAAAAGATCTGATAATGAAATTCTTGAGCCTTATGTCGCTCAGCTTGTTAAAACGTACCACGATATACAATTAGAATTTCTCAATGCAGTTGGCAGAGGCGAGATAGGGCAGAAAGGATGGAAAGACGAAGAAAACAGCTCGGCACCTTGTATTCTTATGTCAGCAGCCCATACAATTTTTGTTCAAGCAATTGTTGAAAACAACTCTACCGAAACATTGGATAAGGTAGTCGATTCTTTTGTGCATTCTCTAAGAATGCATGTAAAAGATACTTCTGATTATTTAGAAAAGAAAAAAGCATTATTAAGAAGCTCATCAGTAAACTAAGGGGTAATCATGGCACTACGAGCAGTTAAACCAGAAGCAATACAGAAGCGATTGAAATGCTTATTCTATGGAGCCGCCGGAACAGGCAAGACAACTTGCGCTATAAGTTTTCCTCACGTTTATTTAATCGATACTGAGCGCGGAGCGGAAAACACGCAGTATACCGATATTCTTTCAAAGAATGGTGGGGTAATATTTCAGACAAATGATTTTGATGAAGTATTTTCTGAGGTAATTTCATTATTGACTGAAAAGCATGAGTTTAAGACGCTTGTAATTGATTCCTTCACCAATCTTTATAATGACTTGCTTGATAAATCGGCAGCCAGAAACGGAACGGAGTTTGGCCGTCATTACGCTGATGCCAATAAGCAAATAAAGAACCTGCTAAATATGCTTCTTCGTTTAGAGATGTCTGTCATTGTTACTTGCCACAGCAAAACAGAATACGGAACAAATCTTGCTGTGCTTGGTCAGGTTTTTGACGGGTATAAAAAACTAGATTATTTGTTTGACCTTGTATTTGAGATTCAAAAGAGAGGCCCTGAGCGCGTGGGGATTGCAAAGAAATCAAGAATGGAATCATTTCCAGACGGAGAAAGCTTTCCCTTCTCATACGAAGAGATTGCAAAAAGATATGGAAAGGATATATTAGAAAAAGAGGCAGTTCCTCAAGAACTTGCAACAGAAGAGCAAATTAAAGAAATAGAGCGTTTAATAAAAGTTCTTAAAATTCCTTCTGAGGTTTGGTTGAAATGGTTAGATAAATCATCTTCTGAAAAGTGGGAATTTATGCCACGTGATACGATTCAAAAATGTATTAATTTCCTGTTAACTAAAGTACCATCGGAGAAACCTGAATGAAATTCAAACCTCGCACTAAAGAAGAAATTGACTCAATGAACCTAATCAAGGCCGGTGTATACTCTTTCCGAGTAGCAAATGCAGCCGAACAAACCAGCAAAAGCGGCAATGAGATGCTTAAACTCACTCTCGAAGTCTTTGACGAACAAGGCGCACCCCACACCGTATTCGACTATCTTCTCGAAGCCATGCCACAAAAACTATACAGCTTCTGCCACGCAACCAACATGACCCAACAATATCAAATGGGTCAGATGCGCGATATCGACTGCATCGACAAATGCGCCTATGTCGAAATCACCGTAGAAAAAGGACAGCCAAACCCACAGGGTGGTGTCTACGCAGATAAGAATCAGGTAAAATGTTACCTATCATCTAATGATAAAAAAGCCAAAGTTAGCGCATCTGTATCTTCGGCGGTTGCGGCAGGTAAACCAGACAATGGGTTTGATGATGAAATTCCTTTTTGATAACTAACATAGGTGTAATATGCAGGGTGTTCGAGTATCTGTTTATCAAAAGGCTAACGAGCGCCAATATTACTGGTATCGTGAGGCTAATGATATTGAAAAACAATCTGGGCATCATATCGTAGTTGACGTTATACTCAGTGAACGTCAACTAAAACGCAGACTAAGAGGATTTTATGGCAGAACCTAAAGATACAGTGGCCTCAAAGGCTCGCAAGGTAGTAACACCGCACACAAACTGTGGTGATGGTACGCATACATTTATCGTGACCAAGTGGACAACAACGGGCGGATATCAGAAGGCCACCCACATGGCTTGTCGTCATTGTTTAATGCCGATTGAATTCAACGAAGGCTCACAAGATTGGGTGGTCAATGGCAAGTGGCTTAAAGAAACGAGTGGAAACGCTCAGTAAAATCTTGAAGGATGACATCGGCTCTGAGATTGTGATTAAATCTGAGGGTCATGTCATTGCCAAATCTAAAAGCAAGAAAACCTGCGAGAAGCTCATCAGGATTGTAGTGAATGTATGAAAGTCAAGATTACTACATTATATTTAGTAGTTATGATGCTCATCCTCTTTATCGCTTTTTGCACGATGGGTTTTGTCACGTACACTGCATTCTCAAATCCGGTGATGATTGGTTTTTATTAGACCCTTCACTTTCCTCTTTAAACCTTCGTCATCTTAAGAAGGCTCATGGGCTTGACCTCATGAAGACCTACCGAAAACTAAATCCCAGTCAGACAATCTTACGCCTTCAGATGGAAGAGCCACCGAACCAATCTATATGGCGGTGTGGTTCTATATCTTGTGTGTCTACCATCCAATACCTACTTGGTATACACTGGCCATTGACTCTCACGCCATATGCATTATACTCAAGGCTATTGGCTGATACCCCTGGTCACATAAGGATTATTGAAGATGGGAAGCAACAAGGCAGAGAAAGCGGCAAAGGATGCTCAAAAGGCAGCCGAGCGCGAAGCGGCAGCACTAAAGGCCGAAACAGACAAAGAAAAAGCCAAGGCTGACAAAGAACGTGACAAAGCAAATAAAACTCTAGCCCGCTCATACCGTTCTCGTGGCGGCGGTTCGTACGAAGCTAATCCAAATACAACCACGACAAAGCTAGGTTAGTAGATGGCCATTGACCGCGTACGTAAAAATAAGAAATCAAATGTCATTGATGCTGTTAAGGCTATGGCTCCCCGTCGTGAAAAAAGTACACTTACTACCGAAGAGGTGCAGCATGTCTTCGAGCGTCGTGTGTCAGCCCAAGCCGACATGCTTTTATGGAAGCAGCTTCTCACGCAGGCTCATCGTTGGGCTACTCCAAATGCTAACGCTTGGTACAATCTTTACCTTCCTATTGTTGCCCCTGCTCGCAACCTTGGTGCTCCTGTCGCTGATCTCACGCTTGTGGTTGCTCATCGAAGACTACTAGCCAAGATGCTCACCGGCATGATACCCAAAGGGCAGCAATGGATGCGCTTTGTACCAGGTGACAAGTTTGAAGAGGGTTCACCCGCCTATGTTCAAGCCCAGCTATCATGTGACCTACTAACAAATAAATTCTTTGCCCTGCTAGACAAATCCAGATTCTACCTTGCTTCCTCTGAAGCTATTTCAGACTGCCTCATATCAACCGGCTTCATGGTAATCAATGAAGGCACACGCGAAGACCCATTTAAAATCTCATCAGTCAGTGATGCCCTAGTCATGATTGAAGGCGATGCGATGGGTGGCGTGTGTGGCCTATTCCGTGATTGGAAGCTAGTAACCGTAGCCCAAATTCCCCACATCTGGAAAGATGCAATCATGCCCCCTGGCTCAGAAGCCAAGGACAAGGTGAACATCTATGAGTGCTCTTACATAGATTGGGAAGCAGATGAAAGCGAGCGTTATGTTTACGCGGTCATCACAGAAAACGAAGAAGTGCTTTATGTAGCTCGTGATGCTTCATGGCCTTGGATTTACTTTCGCATGATGGTTCTTCCTGGCGAAAACCGTGGCCGTGGCCCATCACTTGAGTGCGCACCAACAGCCGCGACAATCAATAAAGCTATTCAAGATGAGATGACGGCAGCGGCTTTCCAGGCAAATCCCATGTACATGGCGAGTACCGATGCGGCATGGAACACAGATACATTCATTGCTCGGCCTGGCGCTATTATTCCGGTGCAGATGGTGCAAGGTGAATGGCCTATCCAGATTTTCCCACAAGCTGGCAATCCCAAGTTTACAACTTTGGTGGCCAATGAGTTGCGACAACAGATTAATGAGATGATGTTCACAGAGCCGCTTGGGCCAATCAATGGGCCTGACAAGACGGCGACAGAATCTAACATTAGGTATCGTGAGAATCTTGAGACTTTCAGTGCGATGATCCCGCGCTTGCAAGCTGAGTTTTTTGACCCTGTCATCAAGCGGTGCATTTTCTTAATGCACCGACTGATGCCTGAGTTCTTTGCGGGACTTGACCAAGAAGTCTTGCGTGATTTGATTGACTTGAATGGTAATATTGTTGGATTGCGTTATGAGACGCCTTTGATGACAGCGCGCGGTGAGATTCGTCGCGACAAGCTTGTCGGTTACATGACGGCAGCGGCTTATTTGCTGGGGCCAGAAGCTGCGATGGCGTCATTGCAATCGGTTCAGATACCAGAATATTTACGTGAAACGTACGGATTAGAAGCTAAGTTATTTAAAGATGAAGAAGAGCTGCAAGAGTTGTTGGATGCAGCCGCAGAACAGATGGCAAACAATCCCCCTGAAGGAGCAGTACAATGATCAATCAAAAAGAAATGGCCTTGAGCCAGAAGGCTTGGCAAGATGAAGTTAATACACTTTGTCATGAGATATTTTTTAACAGCCCAAGCGGTCAGCGTTTATTGATGCTTTGGGAGCACAAGTATTTTTATGCGCCTGTTGCAGATCCGGCAGTAAGTGAATCTTACGCCAGATTCTACGAAGGAAGAAACAACTTTATACGCGGCATCCGTGTCGCAGCTTACGCAGCAATGCAAAATAAAGACCCCGCAGAACTTAAACAGGAGATTGAACATGGCCAAATCGATGCCTAAAGCCGGTAAAACTGAAGCCGAAAAGTACAGAGCAGCCCACATGGATAAATCAACAGCCGTTGGAAAAGATTCACTTAAGAAAGTAAGTGAAAAACCTTCCAAGATGAAAGGCGGCAAAGAAGCCATGAAAGGTGGCATGAAAGGCTATTCTAAGAGCAAATAATATGAGGTTCTATGACTGATGAAGTAATTTCAACCAGTACCCAAGAAGTTGCTGGTAGCTATGATGATAACCCGAATGTAACTCAGCCGATTGTGCAACCAGATGCCGCGCAATCGGATGAAATGCCATGGCTTTTGCGTGACAAGTTCAAAGGCGAAACGCTTGAAGAACAAATTCGCAATCAAGCTATGGCCTATCCTGAGTTACAGGGCAAAATGGGTAAGTGGTGGGGAGCACCGAAAGAAGGCGACTATGATTTTGACGCGCTCAAAGATTATGGTATGTCAGGCGAAGACCCAATCATCAAAGGCATGAAAGAAACTTTCAAAGAAATGGGATTATCAAACGAAGCCATCAAGAAATTGGCGGCAAGCTATGATGATTCTTTGAAGGGCATGGCACGTTCCATGGAAGAAAGCCTTCAAAAATCCATGACGCCAGACCTGGTTCAGCAAGCCAAACGTGTTGATCAATATCTTTCTAAGTTCACGAAAGAAGAGCAGGAAACCTTTAAGGGATGGTTGCAGACCCCTGAGGACTTCCAGAGGTTTAATACGTTGATTGCCATGAATCCTAACGGGCCTGTTAGTAATAACATACCGACACAAGGCAGCAATTACGGGTTTAAATATGAAAGCTCATCGGCTGTTGAGAACGAGAAGAAAACAAACTTCCAGCGTTACAACAAGGATATGAGTTATCGCAGTGAGCTATCGCAACGGTACAAAGATGCATTGATTAGGGAAGGAAAAGGTTAGATTTACATTTAAAAAATGTTGAGCTATACTGATTGCAATTAGATCGAAGGCCTGACAAAAAGCTGGATACCGCGCAAGCGCCCGAGCACAGTAGTTGGATACCCTGAAGAGATAGGACAAATTCATTTGTTTTAATTTTTTTAAGGGTACACAATTATGTCAATGTCACTCAGTAATATCGAAATCCAACAATTTATCAGCGACGCACATGCTGAATTCCAATCCCAAGGTTTCTTGCTAGAGCCTTCAGTCCGTGTCAAACAAGGTACACGCGGCGAAATCATCAACTTCCCTGTATTCGGAAAAGGTATCGCTAACCAAAAAGGCGTGCAAGATGATGTTACGCCACTTGATATCAACTCTCGCAACGTAACGTTAACGATGCAAGATTGGTTCGCACCTGAATACGTAGACCGCACATTCAAATACAAGCTTGCAGTAAATGCGACTCAAGAATATTCGAGCCTTTGCGCACAAGCTATCGGTCGTCGTTCAGATCAGATGATCATAAACGCAATCGCATCCGCTAACTTCGGTGGTGGTGCTGAACAAGGTAATACAGTTACGGTTTCCGGTAACGCAACCTACGAACAGTTCCTGCAAGGTCATAGATTCTTGCGTCAAAATGCAGCAGCCAAAGGTGACCTATTCTGTATCATGGATGCAGATGCTGAAGCTAACCTATTGGCTGATGACCATTTCACCAATATCTTCTTCATGAAGAGCCAAACATTGGCCGGTAACGGATTGGATGGACAAGAAATCTTGGGTATTCGTATCATCGTTCTGCCAAGCATGCCAGAAGGTGGATTGGAAGACGGTACATTCTATATGTACAACCGCCAAGCTATCGGCTATGCAGCTAATGCGCGCTTAGAAGGTACGATTGACTGGGTACCAACCAAAGCTTCTTATCTAATCAATATGTGGTTAGAAGCGAATGCTTGTGTAATCGATCAAACCGGTATGGTGAAGTGCGTATATACGCCTAACTAATATCAACTAATGGGGGTTTCGGCCCCCATTGAGTGCTTAACTTAACGAAAGGATACTTTACTATGCCATTTGCATTCCAATATCTCGCACGTAACTCAAGCTCAGGCAACACCGACGCTGGTAAAGCTTGGATTTACAACGGTACCAATAACTTTGGTTCCAACGAAACTCTAGCTACGATCGTAGCCTCTGGTTACTTCAACGCTGCACAATCAACATTGACTCCCTTCACGATTGCTGGTGCTACAGGCTCAACAGGCCCGTTGGCTGTTGGCGACGTATTATCTATTCGTGGTAATGATGCCAACGGTGAATACTACGTAACATCGATTACGACAAACGTCACTTTGGCTGTTTGGGATCAAACCAGCGGTGTTACCTACTCAGGTTCTCCTGCTGTAATTGGTAACCTACCTGCTTTCGGTGACACCTCAGGTGACATCGTTGACTCTGGTATTGTTGCGGCTGATGTGGTTATTACCAACCCAGGTGCAGACCAGAACATTGCAGCTTACAACTTACTTGTTTCCCAAGGTAACTTGCAAGCTGGTTCGAGTGGTCATGCTGGTACTGTTAAGTCTTTCCCTGCGACAAGTGCAAAGGGTAGCTTGGCTGTTGTTGCGGTTGCCAATACTGGCGATACGGTAACGACCATCAGCAATGCTGCGATGGGGCAAGCTTCTGTTGTATCGATTCCTGACCCAGGTGCATCTACAGCTAAGTTTGTTCTTGATTCTGGCGTGCAGCAAATGGCGGTTGGTTCTGAGCTTAAAATGGATAAAGGCACAGGTACTGAGTCAAGCAATGCTGTAACGATTAGCAAGCAAGCTGGTGTTATCACCACAAGCTCGCTAACCACAGCAGCCGGCGGAAACTATGTTGTAACCTTGACGAATACATTGGTTGCTACAACTTCTGTTGTATTAGTGTCTAAAATGGGTGGTACAAATACCACACAGAACTTCAGCATTAAGGCAACGGCCGCCTCTGGCTCTTCGGTTATCACCATTTACAATAATGACCCTTCGGCTGCGCTGAACGGAACAATCATAATTGGGTTCTTGGTAGTTTAACGTCAAATATGAATGCAAGGGGGTATCCATCGCCCCCTTCTTCATAACAAAAGGATTTCCATAATGCCATTTAATATTCAATATTTAGCGAGAAATTCCAGTTCAGGCAATATTGATGCTGGCAAGTTATGGGTATACAACGGAACGGCTGTATTAGGTTCCAACGAATCATTGGCTACTATATCGGCAAGCGGATATTTTAATGCTGCCCAGGTTACACTTGATGCTGTATTTGCGGCTGGCTCAACAGGAACCACGGGGCAATTGGCAGTTAACGATATAATTCAAATAAACGGTAATGATGCTACAGGTGTTTTTGTTGTTACTTCTGTTACGGGAAATGTGACGGTTGTTGCGCAATCTGGTGGGGGTTCTGGCACTATAACGGGGGCTACCTCTTTAGGTGGTACGTTTCCAATATATGCGAATCAGTCTGGATCTACACTACAATTCAATGGAGTAACTCTGGGTGCAGGGCTAACTGGATCAGTTTCTGGCGGAGCTTTAAGCGCTGATGTTGCCACGAGTGCCGTGACTCCTGGCTCGTACACAAGTACTAATTTAACGGTTGATGCCTATGGAAGAATAACAGCGGCAGCAGATGGAAGTGGTGGGTCGTCTTTTGCTTATGAACAAGCTTTCTGGGTATCACAAGCAAATGGCAACGACTCTAATGCCGGAACCAGCATTGAGACGCCTTTAGCTACGGTACAAGCTGCAATTAATTTAATCGCATCAGGTGCGCCGGTTATTATTTATGTTGTTGATGCTAACGGAAGCAATAATGAAACTATCGTAACTCCTGGGTTGGGTTATACGATAAATATTTCTGCCCCTGGTACATCGTTTCAGGGAAGTATTACGCAAGCTGCTGGTGATGAAGTAATCCTAGAGGCATTGTACGTAGACGCTTTCGTGAGCAACTCTAGTTCAAACAGTCTTATTTCTGGCGGAAATATGAATGTCACTTCTACATCAACGGGTACGGTTTACGCGAGATTAAACCAATATACGGGATTCCATACGGGTGGTGGTGCGGTTCTATTAGATTGCAATGAGCTGGATGGAATCAATCTTGATAATACAATGACAGCATTTATCAATGCGCCCTATGCCAACGGAATTACAAATGCCGGTTCTTTAAATTTGAATACCACTGTGCCTCCTGCGTCATGCATTGTATCCAACACAGGGACGATAAATGGGAATGTGGGTGGTGTATTGATGGGTACGGCGGGCGTAGGGCCTGGAAGTACTTCTGGGGCTGCATACGCATTGCCATTGGTTGATGGGACTGCTAATTACTTCTTGCAAACAGACGGCGCAGGAACAGTTACTTGGCAACCAGGTGGCGGAGGGTTTACACCTTTTGCATATCCTTCTACAATTTGGAGAAGCACAGCCGGTAACGACTCCTCATTAGGCACATCAATAGAAACTCCATTACTTACAATCCAGCAAACAATAACCAATGCAACTACTGTTCCAACATTAATTCAGGCTAACGATTACGATAATGTGAACTCAGAAGCTATCTTAACAACAGGAGCAGGGCAAAAACTGGTCATCAATGCGCCGTCATTAGATGCAAGCTTTAACGGTAACTTCACTATTCAGCCGAATGATCAGGTTACTCTTACAGCATTTAACTACTTTTCAATAACCTGTGAAGGTGATAACAGCACATTCAATATTCCAACAATAGAAACATTCAACAATGAAGCTAATAATACAGTTATTAATTCACAATTTATCAATTCGTTTAATCAAGGCGCAGGGTTCTCTAGCATATCCTGCTTGAGTCTGGGAGCCACAAGCGTAACAGGCGGATTAGCAACATTTTTATGTTATGGTGTAAACTCATCCGCTATTACTGCTTCTAACTCAAGCGGTGTGTATCTTTATAGCTTGGCTCCCCCTTTTGCAAACTTGACCACAGGTGCAAGCATAAATCTATTGTCAGGAAGCGCCGCCACTATAACAAATGATGGAACATGTGCGGTTGTTGGCTTTGCGGGTTCAACAATTTATGGGGCGGCCAATAATGACGGACAAGGTGCAATTTTGTCCACTATCAATGCAAACTGCACATTTTCAGCGCTAGCGTCGGCAGGAAAAGTATTAACAATCACGACTTCTGTGCCATCAGCCCAATACACGATTAGCAATATATATTTGAATTTTGGTGGTACAAATTTTGCAGGTGGCGATCGAGATTTAATTCTCACCGATGGAATCACAATCTACACAGAAATATTAGCTGCAACCTTATTAAGCTTGCCCAACAATGAGAATTGGGGTAGCGCTTCAGTTCCTTTCCCAGCGAGCGCCGCCATATCCACGCCTACTGGAACGGGCAATAATGGCGTTTATTGGGAATATACCGGCGGCACAACAGATTACACTTCTGGCGAAGTCTTAATGACTGTCGTTTATGCAAGAGTAACATAGGGGTAAGCAATGTCATTACCAAACCCAATCCAGCAAGTCTACGGCGCACCAATGACCGATGCTGAAATCATTCAGCTCGCCGGAACCTTTTGCTCACAACTAAACATCAATATCAATGAAACAGGTAATCGCTTATCAGAAGCAGCCGCTAACATCTACGGCGCTTTAGTAGCCGCTGAATTAGGCTCAAACCGTTGGCGCTTTGCTCAGCATACGCAACAAATCTCTATCTTTGAAATGATTCCGCCACCCGAGCAATGGGATTCGTGGATTTATAAAGCTAAACTTCCTGGTGATATGCTTATCCTTAATTCCACCTTCCCCTTTGTCCTTTATGCGGTTTGGGGTGATGAAATCCTACTCACAGGAAATAGCCCAATCATCTTGAAGTACTTAAGATATGTGCCGGTGACGAAGTGGGATCCGTGCTTTAAGTTCTACATGGCCTATGCACTCGCTGAACAAATAGCCATGTCTGTAACAACCCCAAACAAATATGCCCAAATAAGCGCACAGAAAAAACACTGGGAATCACGTGCAAACTTTGCTGATGCTCAATCCACACCTGGCCGCCCATTCATCCACAAACCATGGTGGGATATCCGTTTTGAAGGTGGCACCTAATGAGGATAACCCAAAACTGCTTCACAAAGGGCGAACTAGACCCAACACTACTAGCGCGTTATGATGTCGACGTTTACGCCAAAGGTGCGCGCAAAATGCGTAACCTTGTTTCCCTTTGGACAGGTGCCGCCCGCCTTGCTCCTGGGTCGCAATATATAGACGTGGTTATGGATAGAACAGCCATGCCACCGGTTCCGATTACAGACTACACGAAAGTAAGTGGTGTCATATTTGAATACAATGCTGAAGATGGGATTGAATATACTATTATCATGCGCCCTGACACAACTAGCACGGTTGCGCTGGACATCTATTTTGCAGGCGCTCTCGTGGCTTCTGTACCAGCTTCTGTTTATTCAGTTGCTGATATCCCTCACATTGACTTCTGCGTTGGTCAAGATAGAGTGCTGTTCCTCAACGAAAACATTCAAACCCATCAATTGGTCAACAATGGGAGCGCCGGTTCATGGACATTTTCTGTTTTCAACTTCTCGACCTACCCAGTATTCGACTACACAGTATTAGGCGGAACACAATATCGTGTTGCAGGATTCACCTTCACGCCAAGCGGAACCACCGGCTCAGTAACATTAACCGCATCAAGCGCTATATATACCGCCAATCACGTTGGGGGTTTGTTTGTGGGGGGCGGTGGGATCGCGCGTATCAATGCCGTGTCAAGTACTACCGTGGCGACAGTCACAACCCAAGAAGACTTCACTAGCACAGCAGCCATCCTTGGCACCGTCTCTTCACTCAATGAAAGAATGTGGACATCTGGCGGCGGCTCTCCCGCAGGTGCAAACAGAGGCTGGCCAGCTCGCGCCCTCTACTACACTAACCGCCTTGTCATGGGTCGCTCACTCGTCATCAATAATGTCATGGCCTTCTCAGTCATCGGCGTTTACGATAACTTCGATGACTCAGATAATGACGCCACAGCAGGCTTCACATACGCCCTAGGCTACAAAGGAAATGATGCCGTCGAAGACTTCGCCGGTGATGATGCGTTCATTATCTTCGGCGCTACAAGGATGTACGCCACCAATGCACTAACCGAAAACATCATCAACGTTAACGACTTCTACGCACCCCCTCAAGGCGGCGATGGCAGCTCATACATACCAAGCGTGAACATAGATAACCAGATTTTTCATACTTCGCCTGATAGACAAAATATTGTCAAAGTGTATTATGATACCTACAAAGCGAAGATAAACAGTCTCCCAGGCGCACTGCTATCCACGCACTTGATTCAAGTTATAAACTCGATGGGTGCGTGGTTGCCTGGGAACATAGCCGGTAAATTCCTCTTTGCCACCCAAGAAGATGGCACAATGCTTATGCTCTCCACTCTTGAGGATGAGGTCGTCAATGCATGGAGCCTTAGAAACACGCGTGGATATTTTAGACAGGTTATGGGACTTAAGAGCCTATGCCAAACTATCGTGCAACGACAAGTTAACACTGGCTCAACCTATAATGATACGCCAGATTTTGTTTATAACACTGATGCAAACATGGATGGGTTCCAAGCAATCCAAGCTATCTTACCTCAACAAATATTTTTGGTGGTCGGCGGTTACCTACTCATTGGCCATAACATGCCTTACACAGGACTCAATATCACCCTAAGCGTTAATGCTTCCGCTGATGTGGATTTAACCTATGAATACCTTGACGGAAACGGTAACTGGAATAACTTTACCGCAACTGATACAACAGGTGGCTTTACAGGCAATGGAACCATCACATGGGGCTTCACTGATACCCTTGATTGGGCACCATCTGATATCTTTGATAGCCAAAATAACATCTACCAAAGATACTGGATTCGTATTCAAACGAATAACACCACATTGGTGACGCCACCTACGTTGAGCGCTTTACAAATGAACCTTGGAACAAGGATTTATTTAGAACAGCAAGATTTTGACACCTACATGGATAGTCAAATAACCACATCCGCCGATAGTTCAGGTGTAGTTACCGGTGCCACAAATCTTGCTGGTGAGCAAGTATACGCTATCTGGGAAGGCACAACCTATGGCCCTTACTTTGTCGATGCATCGGGTGATACAGTAGTCGATGAAGTGTTAGAGGGCCAAACCTTTTATTTAGGCTTTCAGTACCGCCCCTATTTGGTACCTATGCCGATTCTTGTACCAACGCAAGAGGGTGATAATATTTTTGCTGAAAGAAATATCCAACAGATTGAGATAGACTATGTTGATAGTCTTTATATATCAGCGGCTGAAATGAATGTGCCTATGATTAACTATGGGCAATACACATTAGATAGTCACGGTCAGCCGCAAGAAGGGTTTTTCCGTATTAATCCGATGTCTGGCGATTGGCAGCCAAGGCAAGAAATAGTAATTAGCCAATCAATACCCGGGCCGATGACTATCCGCTCAATTGGTTATAACGTGGAGATGTAAATATGGGTGCAAGTACCGCAATTATCGCAGCGCAAGCCACCATGGCCGCAGCTTCAGCCTATGGTCAAAATAAAGCAGGCGCAGCACAAGAAAATATCAGTAAAGCCGAATCAACACTGACTCACGCACAACAAGAATTTGAAATTGCGCGTAAAGCAGCCGTTGAAGCCGAAACCTATCGAAGAGACTTGGCCACATCCGTTGCCACCGCTTCAGCTCGTGGGGGTGCCGGTATGGCTCGACAATTCGGTTCACAAGCACAATCTTCCTATGCGAGAGATGTTGAAGCCATTAATAGAGCCTACAACATTAATGATATTCAGAAACAAAACAAGGAAGCACAAGCCGCAGCTTTGAAGTCGACAACGACAATGGGAGCGGTCACGGGACTTGCCAAGGATATTTTGGGGGCTTCTGCGTGGGGATATAATGCGGGTGTGTTTGGTAATAAGACGCTACCTGTTGCGCCTGATTCAAATCTAGCCGGTACTCAGTCTGGTAAATTTACACCATTAGGATAAGCGATGCCAAAACCAATCAATTACAGACCTGAGCAAGTACCGGAATTTGGCTTACGCGGTGGAAGCAATACAGTGTTTCAGCAAAAGGCACAAAACCTTGCTGGCTTAAACTCGGTTGCGCAAGAGTTAACCGACCCTATCGCTGAGGGTATTCTAGGCGCAGAAGCTCAAGAAGATAGGCTTCAAAAGTTTGAGCTTGAAAAGAATTTACCTATAGAAGAAATTCCGCCCGCAGAAGGTGGTTTTAACCCATTCAGTCTCACAAAATGGGGTAGAACATACGACAAATCATACAATGAGATTGATAAGCAGCTCATTAGTTTTAAAGCACAAGAAGCGCTGAAAGAAAATTCCAATATGCTTGGTAGGCCAGAAAACCAGGGGCCTGGTATAACTGCTAGCTATAGACAGAATGCAGACCAAATCATCAAGGCATATGTTGATGCGGCAGAACCTGCAAACCGCAATGACTTAATGATTGAACTGACGACGGCAGCACGAAACGATGAATTTTCATTAGCTGAGAAGGAAGCGGCCAGAGGTCGTGCTAATGTAGCGTCACAATTAGATGTTGCTGGGAAACGATTAAATGCTCAGATCATAGAGGCTGGTCAAGCGAATGACCAACTAAAAGTAGCCTACCTTGCTAATGAGAAAGAGAAGTTAATAACAAGCGCCCAGAATCTAAACTTCATTACGCCAGCAGAAGCGCAATATCAGAAAGAGAAGATTGGCAGCGAAGGTCGACAAGCTTTAACCGTGGGAACATGGGCTGATTATGAATCACGCGGCCAGGGTGATAAATTCCTCTCTGATATTGTGACGAATCCTCAGAACTATAACCTCACCGTTTCAGAAGCTCATGGTGTGGCTAAGACTATTCTTGCTACTAAGAGCATTCAAGCGCAAGCAAGTGCCGACCATCATGCAATGGAAGGATTGCGCCTCGAGCGTGACATGCGAGAAAACTGGGTCACAAGTCCCCTTGATTTCCAGGATTATGACTTAACTAATAAGCAGGTTTTGCAATACGAGGCTGCGCTAGAGAAGCAAGAAGCGACAACCGCTAAGACACAAGCAAAGTATTTTCAGGCTAGAACAGATATTGAGAATAATCAAAGTGCGCGTATTGATAAAAAGACTGTGGGAGAAATGTTCACTCAAGCCGTTAAAGCGACCGAAGAAGCTACAGGGCAGCCTGCAAATTTTATGCAGATGGCTGATGCTATCACTGGCGGCGAAAATGCTGTACCCGCGTCGGGAGTGCGCGGACTTAGCTTAAAAACTAATGTTGCTGAATTTGATAAACTCGTTTCTGCATCTTTAACAAGCGGCGATCCAATCGCCATGGTTCAAGGTGCATTGACTTATCAAGACATGGTAATCACCCAACAACAACCCAACACGCTAAAGCTTACAGATGAAGCCGAGCGCGCAGCAATAGTGATGAATAGCTTAATTAGAGGTGGTGTTTCGCCCGAACTTGCAGCTAAGAAAGTAAATGATACAATTTTAAATGCTGATGAACCCTATATCGCGATGCGAACAAAAGAATTTAACAGAAAAACAACATTAGACAGATTACCTAGCGCATTCAAAAGTTCATTTGGCGCTAACTCAGATAAAAACCAACAAGTTTATGGATTATTTGTTACTCAAGTAAAAACAAATTACGCACAAGGCCTAGATTTTAATGATGCTGTTGACCTTACGGCTCGCAATATGAGGGGATTTAAAGAGTCAAAGTATTTCCCCCCTGGTCAGGTTGGCAACATGCCACCAGAGGAAGCCATACCGACGGTAAAATATGAGACAGATAATGAGCTTGTTGTTGCGCTTCAAAACATTATTGATAATGGTGGCAAGGGAGCGGGTGGCGCTCCAATAGGCTGGGCAAATGAATCTGATGCTATTGATATGAGCACTTTCAATCCTGAAGAATGGGTTGACAGGCCGCTACCCGCAGTGTCTCAGGCTAACAATGTTTTAAATGATAAAGTACAAAATGATGTTGAAACCAATATTTTTGGAGCATATGCTACGAAGCTGCCTGAAATTAAAGTCGGTAATCATATTTCAAAAGTCTATTTAATATCTGGCCCACGTGTTCTATATGGTGACAACGGTAGACCGATTTATGATTTAGGGTATATTGATAAGTCTGGTTTCTTGCAGCCTATATCTGATAGCAGAGGCCCTAATCAAGCTGCCACATTCTCACCCGTCCCATTAGATGCTTATGCTCCTAAGTTCTTAGAAAAAATGAGCAAAGGCGAAAGAATGAGGCGGATTAAAAATGCTTCAAATAAGCCAATCAGCGAATTAAAGGATAAATGGTTTTTTACTAACCAAGGTTACAGAGACAATTTGGAAATGATATTTGAAGAACAAAAGAAAGCTCCAGAAAGCGAAAAGATATTTAGTGATTATTTTGGAGAAAGCACAGAATGATGAACGATTCCAATGTGCTTGATTCTTTGAATCCTACAGAGGTAGAACAAATCAATGAAGTGGAGTCATTGCCACAGCCTGAAATAATTCCAGATTCTCAACCATTAGATGAAACATACATCGAGAAAGATTTTGTTGAGCCTGTAGAAGTAACGCCAGAATTTACACCTTTTAATGCTGATATATTAACTGTACCAAAATTCAATAGCTTTGTTCCAGCTGATGACAGATTGCCTGAAACTGACAATGATGGTTCTGTTTTTATGGCATACATGCAAAGAGAAAACACTATTGGCTCTTTGATTAACCGTGGAAGCTCAAGGGATGTGGCAGAAGTTGACTTAAACAAGTTTAACCCTGCCGAGTATTTAAGACCTGACCAATTACCAGACCTGGAATATTATGTTCTTGATACAAATATTGAACAAATAAAAGACACCGAAGAGCGTTTAAACAGAGAAAGAAAGAATCAAGCCATACTTGAGGAGCATCCTTGGCAAGCGTTATGGACTGGAATATATACATCTCCTTTAGAGTTTACAAATTATATGCCAGGCGGCGCTATTTTTAAGCAGGCTAAAACTTTATCGCAGGTAGGGAAAGCATTTGTATCACCTGCATTAGCTACGGCGACAGCGGTATCAGCTCAAGAGGTGATGCTACATAATACCCAGCTCACAAGAGAGTTTCAAGAAAGTGTTTGGAATGTGACGGCAAGCAGCATACTGGGCGGCGCTTTAGGGGTTGGGGCTAATAGGCTTGGAAAGGCTTATCAGATTGACCCGAAGGCTGAGAAGATTGCATACAATCAGATAATGGATACATTGATTGATCCTGACCAGCCAATGCGCGAACGCGCTTCTTTAAGTGCAGCAGCCACTAAAAGACGAGATGAATCATTGGCAGATATCCCAGAATTAGTTAGGCGTACGCTATTAGAAACCACACCAGGTGGAAGACTCGCAGCTTCAAGATATAAAACAGCGAACAAGTTCTTAAATAATGTCATTCAACATAACTGGATAACCAAAGGTAACCTTGAGGGTGAAACCGGCGGCGCATCTGTTGAGACCATGAAGAACGAGCTTATCAGAAGTACATTCTCTGCCAACATTGGATATCAAGATGCTTATTATAAGATGCTTGGTATTGAGAAGGGGGTTGCAAAGAAGGCAAGAGCTGCCATTGCTGAATTGAATAGCGATCAACTTACCCCTGGCGAATTCGCAGACCGTGTATCTCAATCACTTTTCATGAATGCTAAAGATGAAAACCCATTTGTTAATGAAGGTGCAGCCGCTTTAAAACCAGCGTTTGATAGATTTCAAAAGGAACTTGTTGAGCTTGGAAGGCTTTCTGATGTTGAAGGAACCAAAACATCGGCAGGTTTTTTGCCCATTATGAAGAACAAGCAGCTTATCCTTGAGCAAGGGGGAAGAGATGCAAGGGGAGAGGGCACTTATCCTCAGGCTGTATTTAATTTCTGGAAGAAAACACAGGAAGAAGGCAAGATTTACAGTGAATCACCATTTTATAAAGAAAAACAACAAGAAATTTCTTTGATTCAGGACGATATTAAAGGTTATCCAGAGAAATTAGAAAAGGGAATCACAGAAGGCGAGACTAAACAGGTTAAGTCTAATATTAAAGAATCCAAGAAAATTGAAAAAGCATTAGTGGATGAACGTGATAAAATAAATAATAACATAGAAAAAATTATTGATAAATCAAGAAAAATAGCTCATAAAAGAAC